CGACGGGAATAGTAAACATATACTTCCAACGATAACCGTCGGCGGTAGTAATAATAGAAGTACTAGTTCCAGTAGGTTCAACTGTTGAAGGCTTTCCGTTAGGGTCGGAAGGTGAGGTACCATTGTAAATACACTTGTAAGCTTGATATGAAGAGTTAACGACATAGAAATCAGCGTCATATAGTTTCGTAGCACCAGAAGATGCAGTCTTACTTGACGAATAGTCGTGACGATACATATCGTACACATAACCTAAACCACCAGTGGTTTGTTCTGGGGGTATCCAGTCAATACGACGTATAACCTGAACAGCGTCGTTCGCTAGAACACGCTTCATCGAGATCATATCATCATATGAGTCGGAAAATTCTTGAAAAGAATCAACAGGAGTAGGTGGATTGTTCTCGTTATCCCACTCTTGAGGTCTTCCTATAAAAACATACAGACGATCACGATTCGCACCAGCAGCTATATCGCTCTGGTTCTTATCGGGACCTTCAAGCGATTTGATGAATTTTTCTGCGGTAAAAATCCTAAATTGATCGGTAAGTAATGCCATTGGCTGCTTGTGCCTTCCTCTTATTTATACTGGGTTTAATCAGGCTCGTTTCTAACTGCTGAAGGATACTCAATTCTTAGAGTAGTTCCTATAGCACCAGTTCCCGCACCAGTGATTAATTCATTATTATTCCAGAGAGCGTTGCCGTTATTTTCAACAATAGACTTCACTCTTAATGTTTTAGTTTCAGAGTCCCAAGATTCAACTGTTCCAGTTATACCTGTGATAGAACCTGTTACAGTTTCATCAACGTTATAGTACTGAGCAGCACCTGGATCGAGACTACGGAAGATAAAATCAACTTTTGCATAATGCAGATCTCCATCACCAAGTGATCCAGCAACGGATACTGTGGGTGAAAGAGAAGGCTTTGAACCATCGGTCATTTGGTCACCAACTGCAAACAGAGTCGTGTTAGTACCACCAAGGGTTTCTTCAATACCATATAGTGATACTGCTATACCACCATCTAGATTTATCTCACCTTCAAAATCTGTACCTGTGTTTATGATGTCAGGTATACCATCTCCAGCACCATCCAGTTCAGCAATATCTTCAAATGCTTTATCTGGAATCTCATTAAGTGGTACTGTTAAAGTTACAATATTGCTTCCAGCTTCATCAACAAGGTTGTGTGGAACAACACCAGTAGCAGATGCAGATGCAACACCACCAGTAAAGTCAATAACCTGTGATTTAACTTGTGAACTACCACCATCAATGAATGCTAGTTCATCAACTTCAAATACTAGATACAACGAACGAGTAGCTGGAATCCAGTCATAGACACGAGCAATTTTATTGCTAGAACTTTCATTGGTTCTAGTAACTCTGTCTCCTACATTAAAGTTATATCCTGAGATACCACCTTGGTCTGCAAGACCATCCAGTACTACCTTCTGATCATATCTGAAATTAAGTGCACGGTCACAACCAGTAAAGGATGTGAGTGTCTTACCTGTATAACGAATAACCTCCCTACCGACTAGGATCTTACCTGAGCCTGGATAAGGAGATGTTGTCTGTACATATACAGTCTGATCATTCTCATCAAGATCTTGAAGAAGACCTGTTATATCATAGATTGTTGAGTTGAAAGACTGTCTATTTCTAGACTCTTTTGTGAGATCAGTGTTTCTAGTGAATAGAACTTGAGGATCACTGGAGTAACCACCACCAGGATTGGTGATGTCTATATGAGTAATAGCACCAAGATTAACTGTTGCTACTGCTTTACCACCAGATCCACCACCACCATTCAATAGAATGATAGGTGGAGTTTCATAGAATTCACCCTGATTTGATACGTCAACAGATTTAACGATACCAAATTCGTCAACCTCAGTAACACCAGTAGCACCTTGACCGCCACCACCAGCAATAATGATATTGACATCACCTATCTCATAATTAGAACCAGCTTGTTCTAATGACAAACCAGTTACCAAACCTGTTACAGGACGTAGTTCAGCACCAGATCCACCACCACCCTTTATCTCAGCAGTAGTAGGATCAGAGTAGTACTCGTCTCCGTTAGATAATACTTGAATATATTGTAACGAACCAGCAGGTGCAATAATATTACCTTGGGAATCTAATTGATCTTCTTCCCATAGTATTGCTTTTGCCTTAGCACCTACTCCATTACCAGTTGTGGTTATATCAATTCTAAAAGGATCATATCCTTCACCAGGATCAAGAACCTTGACAGCAGCAATCTGCCCGTGTTCAATGATCGGTTCGAGAACAGCGTCCCGAATCGGCGTACCACAGTTGGATATCTTTAGTTCAGGTGGATCAGAGCTGTTATAGCCAACACCACCATCCACCACATAAACGTCTCGAACGCCAAAAATAGAGTTAAAGAGTGGTTCAATTTTCGCTCCTGATCCTGGGACTGTTCTGGTCATTTATCATTTTACGGTGATTGTGCCGTTCATATCGGCGTGCGCTGTGCACTGATAATATAAGGTATCTGGTGCATCAAGTGGAACGGTAATAACTTGCATACCTGTGTTAGATCCAGAAACACCAGTTGTATACTCTGTACCAGAGGTACCAGAACTAGACTGAATCCTTAATGGGTGTGCACCACCTGCTTGGTTATGCAAATCATATGTAAATCCTCTATGGAATACCAAAGAAGCATTAGATACGTTAGTTGCTAAGCCAGGTCCGTTAACTGTATATGCACTCATTCCAGATGCAGTGAACTTATAAAGCAATGTTGGAGATGGCTTATAGATCGTTGCATTATCGTGACCCTTAATGATAGATGCACCAGCAGGAGCATTACCAATCTGAGTCTGGAATCCACCACCAACTTCAGCGAAGTTAGTACCATCATTAGCAATATCAAAGGTACCGTTAGTACCAATCTTCATTCTCTTAGTACCAATCTTGATCTCACCATCAGCAGGGAGTTCAAGGTTACCATCAGCATCGATCTTTAATTTTCTAGTAGAAGTACCAAATCTAATTTCTCCATCAGGAACCGTTAGGTTACCAGTTGAGTCCATTGCTAATTTGTGAGTAGTACCAAACTGAATCTCAGTATCTTGATCAAGAACTAGGTTATCACTACCATCAAATTCTATAAGTTTCTTAGAACCAGAAGCACCGAAACGTAGTTTCGATCCAGTAAGTTCTAGAACACCTGAATCATCAAAGAATAATTTGTTACCACTACCAAAGTCTAAATCCTGACCACCAATATCAACTTTACCAGACTCATCTTCACTTAGAATTCTATTGACTGATCTGATTCTAACTGCATTTGCTACAGACAATTCTTGAGATTGGTTAGCACCAACAGCAGCTACTTGGATGTAACCACGTGCTGCACCTGCTTCAGCAGTGAATGATGTAAACGTAACTTCTGCTTTAGCATCAGTAGAGTCTACAAGTTCCAGAGTGGTGCCAGCCTTCATAGCATTGAAACGAAGTCTGAACTTCTCTTCTTGTGTAGAATCTTCTGAAGATAATTTAGAAGCAACGGTACGAGTAGCACCAGTGTCAATACTATTAACTGTATGTGATTCTTCCTTCTTCCTCTTTATCTCACCTGCTTCCTCAGATATAGCAGTATCACCAATCCAAAGTGAAGCACTGGTTAGATAAAGATCTCTGAAACGTAATGTAGAAGAACCCAAGTCATAAGCATTATCAGTATTGGGAAGGAAGTTCGTAGAAATAACAACCTCATCACTACCATTGTTGGTAAGATTTGTTATTGCAGAACCACCACCTCCACCACCTTGTAGATCGTCGCCTGGCTGCCAGCGAGCATTTGCAGTATTCCACTTAAGAACCTGTCCGTTAGTAACCCCGCTAACGTCCACGTCAGTAAGATTCGATGCTGCAAGTTGTCCCTCCGTAAATTTACTACCATCCCATTTAAGGACTTGGTTCGTTGAGGGTGAATTAATTGTTATCTGAAGGTTCGTTTGATCTCCGAGATAGTCATACAACTCATTAATAACGTTATTGAGTTTAATGGCACCGTCTCGTAAGGTATCTCCAGTTCCATCATTGGCACTCACACCAATGTTAAGTGTCTGCTTAGCCATAGTAGTGGGGTTTTTCTACAGTTTTATTTATGTAAGGTCAAATTCATAATTAGTTAAATCGAAACGT